TGCTGTAGGTTACGACCCATGCCAAACGCCTGCTGCGCTAGACCACCAAGCTGACCTGCTGCTGCGAGTCTTTGGCCGGCGCCAGCTAGTCCTGCGCTTTGGTTAGCTAGGTCTGCGCTCATTCTACTGGCTATGTCCTGACCGGCCATCTGCTGTGCATTCTGGAAGCCACCCAAGCGTAGGTTAGCCGCTGTACGTGCCGCCTGCTGCATAGCCGCTTCGTTAGCCTGCGACTCTAGAATTGCTGAGCGTGAACCACCAAATGCGCCTGCACGCTGAGCTTGAGAAGCTAGTTGGTTAGCTTGCATCTGACGCGCTTGCTCAATATCCCCAAGCGACTGCTGTACTACAGTTTGCTCGAACGGGTTAAAGTACGGGTTTAGATCGGTTTGTCCGATTTGCCCGGCTTGCACTTGTGCTGGCTGGTAGCCCATGCCTGCGGCCGTGCCTAGCATAGCCCCAGTTTGGCCTTGCTGTGCCTGCTGGAATACGTTTGGAGCTACTTGACCGCCTCCTTTGCCGCCTGGCGCTGGAGCGCCACCTTGCGGTGGAGGAACGACCCCGCCTGAATAAATACCGCCGGTGGTGCCCATAGTGTTGTTAGGTATCATTACGAGCGACCTCCTCTAAGTGACGGCATCGAACTGCCGCCGCCGAGCACTGGATTGCCGAACTGCATAGGCAAGTAACCACCCATAGGCCCAGTCGGCGCAAGTAATCCGCCTGCCTGTGGGCCAGTAAATAATCGATTAAACGATGCAGCTTGTGCTGGCTGATTAGCAGCAAGTTCTGATAATGCCTGCTCAAACATCTGCCCAGTACCGTAGCCTTGGACGCCGCCAAAGTCCTGCGCCTCTGGCATACCTGCAGTGACGTCCATCTGCGGGGCCAAACCAAAGGCTGCAGCAGCGTCTGCAGTAGACTGCATGGCCTGCGTTTGCATGGGAGTGAAGGCGGCTACAGAAGGCCCGTAATAAGGCATGTAACCGACCTGCGCTAACTGCTCAGCGCGTTGCAAATTGCGAGAAGCCGGGCCTTGTATCCAGCTTGGAATCTCGACTTCCGTTTTTTGGCTACCGCCTTTTCCGCCACCTGACATATCAGATATCCTTTCCTAGAACTGTAAAGGTTTCTAAGTAACCTTTATCTTTTAAAACTCGTTTCCAGCCCTTACGACCGGCGATGCTCATTCCTGTGCATCCGTTCATCTTTGCAAACTCGACAGCGGAATCATCCATGTCGATTATTTGCTCCATCTCGCCACCTGCAAGAAAAATGTGTAGCACCTTCTTGCGTGGGTAGTTGACGATCTCCGTTACTGCGCAGCCTTTCGGCGCCGGCCAGAACTGCATCTCGCCTTTAATGATGGCCTGCACAACGTCGTCTAATGTGTGCGTGCCACCTGATAGTTCTAACGCTGCCTCCAACCAAGGCTTACAACGGATTAATTCTTCTACAACATTTGTCAATTATATCACCTATGGACTCTAATGATCGTAAGTGTTGTAGAGGGGCATAAAGACTCTGTCGCAAGACTGCCCGCAGCAAAGCCTTTAAGACTTCCAGTTGTATGGTTAGTGGTTGCCGTATACGCTTCTAGGTAGTCGTTTTCATTTAAAAAGAAAATAGCCGAACGGGTAACCACCGTTGTTGCGGAGTTTTGGTGCAGGGCTGCTCTAATTGTTGAGCCGTTAGCTACATTGACGCCATTAACTTTCGGCCAAAAAACAAAATTAACTGTGCTTGCTGCGGATGAATAAATTTGCGCCGTGAATGTTATTAAGTAATAGCCTGCTTCTTGAAATATAATTCTAGAGCCGTTTTGCGTAAGGCCAGCGTTATCAGATGAGCCAGAGTAAGTGATCGCATATTCAGTATTTGATGCCGGATAGGTAAAATCACTAGATAGTGAAAAATCACCGTGACCGTTCGATAGAACGATTTGCCTGTATTCGCCATCAACAGACACCACTGGGTACTGGTTGACGTTGTCATACAAGATGATGCCGTCTTCTGTCGCGCTGTCGCCTGTCTGTTTAAAAACAAGCTTAGACCTGACTCGGTTCAGGTACTCAACAAGGCGCTCGCCCCAGTTCTTCCATTCTGGGCCTAGTGGTGGAGGCGCTAAACTCATCTATTACCGCCAGGGATTACGTTCAATCGTGGTATGCCAAAGCGCCAGTTATTAAACTCCGTACCGTTGACCCTTAACCGTAGCTGCCGCCCTGAGAAGCGAGCGCTTGTTGGGTTGCTCATGGTGTAAGGTCCGTGTGTAGACTCACTGCCATTTGGGTAGAACCGGGTCTTAAAGGTTAGCGTAGCCTCGCCTTGGGTCTTCTCATCCGGGATGATTTCGTTGACCTTAACCACACTAGACCCAAAGACAACCGGACCAGACTCTGCATGAGGCGCCACACCGCCGTGTGAGTATCCAATCTCGTGATCGTAGTGATTACCGCCATTACAAAACATAATAGGCTGTCTAAAGACGCCGGCATCGAAACCGCTTGTGCGTGCCAGCTCTCCTATGTTCCAGTAATTCTCTTTGTAGTTATAAATCACGTAACGGTCGTTCTCATTTGATCCACCGCTCGGATAAAACCACCAAGCCTCGCCAAACTGCGAGTTATTCATTGCAAACACTTTAGAGCGCTGTGCTGTGTTCATGTCGTTAAACACGTAATCAAGGACGTCACACTGCATTTCCTGCACTGATGACCCGTTATACATGAAAAAGCCTTTCTGACCCATCCAGAATGCGCCCTCTGCATTTGGGATGCACGCATGACGCGATATAACGCCACAGGAGGTGCCTACGCGCTCAAACTGGAACACAAGCTGGGGTCCGATGTACGTCGCTGTATGAGCGTCTGTGGTCGTCAGAATGAGGGTCTTACCTCTAAGCCTGTGACCGCTGAGAATCTCGCCGTTTGTGCTTAGCTCGAAGTCGCCAGCCTCGTTTGTCGCCGAGGGGGTCCAAGCGGTGTTATCTTCTTTATCGCACCACTGGACCTTCCTCGGATTCCCGCCTGCCCCCAAAGCAAATAGAAATCTCTCAGCCGTCGTTACAAGACCCAAATTAGACGTCGGCGCGTTGCTGATCTGCGCCGCCACTACACTCGTGTTTAGCTGCCACTCATAGAGCTTGCCGTCATCTACTGAGCACGCGACCAGGTACTCGCCCCACGTATCTAGAGACCACGTCGTAGCCTCCTGATATACGCCGCTAGAAATACGCTGCGTCCCGTAGTAGTCAGTGCCGTAGAAACCGCCGCCAAACCCGATGTTTAGGGCTGCGTTCTCTGCGCCTGCCGTAAAGCCAGCAGGGGTAATGTCCGTCACTACTCCAGACGGTGAAATATGGAAAAGCTTGTTGTACGTCCCAGCGGCTATTTTTGTGTCGAACGAGTTATCAACCCATCCAAGAGAGCCGCGAACAGGCTTGTCTAGTGTTGCGCCACTCTTAACGCGCTCCTGCCAGCCGCCTATTGGCCCTAGGGAGCCGCTGCGCCATCGGACAAGGTTTACGTCACGCCAACGGCCGGCGCCCTCTAGGTCGGTTCCGTGGCGAAATACGCCCGGCTGAATATCTACTGCTTCAATAGCCATTACACACCACCGTCTACCGTTATAGTGATTGTTGCCGTGTCTTGCACTGTGCTTGTAGCAACGTCTTGTACCGTTACAGATAGGGTCACAGACTGCTGTATGCTGCTTGTGGTAAGCGTCCATGACTGCGCAGATGATATGGTCGTGTACTGGTTAAGCGTGCCAGTTAGTGACGATGTATCGCCCGTGGCTGTAACTCGCACTTTATAGTCTGAACCTATGCTGCTAGTTGTAGGCTCATACCAGTTTGTATCACTGTAACTTGTGAGGTTGCCTGTCGCTGTAATAGTGCCGTTGGTATTTAACCTAAATGTCGCTGACGATGTAGTGCCAACCCTAACATCAGACAGTGAGCCGTTATCGATTGCGACGGTTGCGGCAGACGTACCATAGAAGTCAGTAATGGCAATCTCGCCCGAGGCAGGCACTCCGGTTGCTGCTGAGTAATACTCAGATATAGCAATAGGATTAGAGCCACCAAACTCCGTTTGGATTTCGCTGAGAGATATCGCACCACTACTCTGCAAAGCCATTAGATAGTACCAAATGCGGTTACGTCATTAGCTGATGTCACTGCGCCGTTTGTCCCGACCTTAAACACCTCTGTGCTGTTATAAACAAATACAAGCTCATTGGTGTCTACCTTGATCACCCAGTCGCCAATCGATAGCGTAGTCGCTTTTACTTCGCCGGCTGCGCTGTAGATGACGCCCTTCTCATTCACTACTGTGCCTGCAAGCGCGCCGTCTAAAACATTTACTTCCGCTGCTGATGCTGAGATAGCGTTAAGCTTGTTAAGGTTGCCTGTGGTCGCTAGAGAGCCGTCTAGGACGTTTATTTCAGCCGCTGTAGCCGTAACACCGTCCATGATGTTTAGCTCAGCAGTAGACGCTGTAATACCGTCCATGATGTTTAGCTCAGTAGCCGTGGCGGTAACACCATCTAAAATGTTTAGCTCTGTCGCCGTTGCTGTCACGCCATCCAGGATGTTTAGCTCAGCAGCCGTAGAGGTTACTGCTACGCCGCCGACCTGCCATGAGCCTGCAGTTAGGTTAGGCTGGATTGCCGTAGTCCCGTCTAGCAGGTTATCAATAGAGTCGAAGTTAGTGTTGATCTTCGTTCCCCATGTGTCTTCTGACGCGCCGACCTCTGGCTTCGTAAGCGAATAGGTTGTCGTTGTAGTGTCTGCCATGTCTAATTACCCGAATGGATTAGCTGTAGTATAAATTTTAGTCCAGCCGCCCTCTACTTTTGGAACGTCTGTCCATGTATCTGTTGGCTCGTCAACGTCATCCCATATTTTAACTGAGATAAAGGTTGAGCCGATAAAAATAGTTGATGTAGGAGGGCGCAAATCCTCTACGTAGCCCTCTTCTGCATACGAGTCACCGTCTAGTACATAGCCCTGCGCTATATATCGAGCCGGTATTGTTACTGCTGATGAGAGGATCGTTGCCATTATTAAACGCCTTCTAATTCCAGACCGCCAAGTTGCGAAACGTAAAAATGGAAAGGACCAGACGTCGAGCCTACTGGAGATGCCTCAAGCTGCCCATTGGTTGTGTCGAGTGAAAATGTGAAAGACGGCCAATTAGCAGAGCTGCCAGCCGTTAAACCATTTTTTGCTATTTCTACGACTCCTGAGCCTCCTGGAGCCTTAGTAACCAACAGCACATAAGCAGCTAAATTTGCATTTCCTGTAGTTACAAACGTGCCGGAAGTGGCAATGACATGCAAAACACCTGAATATATATCAGTGCTTCCAAAGACGGACTCGACATTAAAGATAGGAGTGTTTGCTGCAGTAACACTTATAGAACTAGCCATGGCAGTATTTGACGAAAACTTACCTAGCATTACATAGGTGTAAGAGCTTCCGTCTACATTGTGAGCAAAGATCGCTGATTCGCCGGGGTGTAGCGTTGTCAAAACTGTAGAGGGAGAATTTTTTTCCTCAACCGCAAACTCCCTAACAGAAGCATCGTCACTCTTGATAAAAAATATACGGCCATCTGGCACGACACTACTGTTATCTAAAAGAACTTTTCTGTTACCAAATTGCGCTTCGAAATGCCTAATATTAGAAGAGCCGGCAGATACGGTAGGTGGACTAAAAGGCAAAACTTCTGACGTTACATCGCCAAGGCCAAGCTTCGGAATTGAGTAAACGCCTGTGCGGATATCTATAGAGCGAGGTATTTCTTCGTTAGACGAATCATATAGCTGAAAAGTATCCGTAGTGTCATTTATCTCTGGGTTGCCTGAAATGATGTTGTTTTCTAAGAATGGTAAAGCAACACTAGCACCTGTTGTGACTAAATATATTGGTGTTGTGTAATTAGTGAAGTTGGTGGCGTCATGCACAAATGACGTATTACGCACCTGCCCTGTATTGTTGTGTACGTTGCTCGCGGTTTCATTTTCGATGTGCAAAAACTTAGTTGGAGGCCGAAACACTCTGGTGTTGTTTATATCGACGCTTAAGGGGCGCCCTAAGTCAATGTGCGGACCTGTTAGCTTTGCGGTAGCAACCCCGTCGGCGTTTCCACCACCCAGCATGAAGCACGACTGCATGTAGAGCTTTTCAATAGCCGTGTCGTCGCTTTTAATAAACGAAACACCTGTAACACCTACGTTTTCAAAATAAGCGTTATCTAATGTCAGAGTTTGTATGTTTCCCGCATCCGCATAAAGGCCGTAGCTAGTACAGTTTTGTATTGCAGTGTCCCTAATTGCTAAGTTAACAACTTGACCGCCAGTCCATCTAACGCCATTTGCGCAATCATCGATTAAGGAGTTTGTGATTGTCCACAACCCGGCAAAGTTTCCAAACTCAGGCACCGACGGATTTTCTACAAATTGAGACGATATGCCGTCACCAGAGCCGCCTGCAAATAAGTAGCATTGATTAAAAACAAAAAACCAGCAATTGCGCACTACTAACCCGCCGCCTGCTCCAAATTGCTTGAAGCTACAGTGGTCGAATGTGATGCCAGGGCAACTTTCCGCTTGGATAATCTGCCCCGTATTGTTTGCTATAAACGTAATGTCTTTAGCTACGAAGTTACGCGCATTTGCGCTACTTCCTTGCTGCGCGGTAGGATCGATTATTAAGCCAGCCCCTGTAGACTCTAAAACCGCACCAGTAAATCTTTTGTCTGCCGATGAGTTAGACCCTGTGGCCGTACCGTCATAATTATTCAGGTCCGAAATAGCCATGCGACCTGTGCCGCGAAACAGTAAACGGCCGTCAGATAGAGTGCTATTAAAACCTGCGTTATCAGTGCCGTCGTAGTAGGTACGCAGCACACTGTATTTGTAATGACCATCCGGGAAAAAGATAGTTTGCATCTTATGATTAGAAGCGTAGTTAATCGCATCCTGTATGGCATTGGTATCGTCAGTTGAGCCATCACCAGTGGCGCCAAAGTCTTTAACGTTTACGCTAGTAATAACTTTAGCCACATTGGACTTAATTACGGTGCCACCAGAGTTAACTGTCTCAGATATGTCGTTGCCTGAGAATGTGCAGTCATTTACATAGTGAGTACCTGCTACGGCCTGCACGCCATAGTCTTGCGTAGCAGTAGCTTGGTCATCATAAAGATTGCAGTTTGAAACCGCACACCCGGTTGATCCGCTTAAGAACTGAATGCCAGCTCTGTTAGTACCACCAAGCTGATTGTTGTTAAACACTACACAATCAGAAATT